GGTGGCGTGAAGGGTTCCTTCCGTAACGCGAAGGGTGACAGCGTTGTTAACCAAGAGAAATACTTCGTAGGAGCGTAACAAATGGCTACGGAAAAAAGATGGCTTTTCGACGGCAGCACCTCACAATGGTCTCGTTTAGGAGCGGCGGAGCGTAGACTACTGGATACGACAGGACTGCACGTGGTTATGCTCGACGACCCATTCACTAACACCGTACTGTTCAACGTGTTCGAGCCGCGCGGGTCACTTCTAATAAGCAAGCGGTTCAGCCACTGGTCGATTGATTCAGCGTCAGACTGGCTGGCAAAACTCGCAGCAGACTACTCAAGCTGGCAGTAATTAGGACACACTATAGGCAGACTCAAGGTCATCGGATTCCGGTGGCCTTTATGATTGCTTATTGCACACTAAATGAACACTACACTTCGGAGACATCGTTATGATGAACATTAAGACTAATCCATTTAAGGCCGTATCATTCGTTCGCTCTGCTATCGAGAAGGCGCTGGAGACTTCCGGCTACCTCATCGCAGACACTAAGCACGATGGTGTGCGCGGGAACATTTGCGTAGACAACACGGCCAACGCAGCGTGGCTCAGCCGGGTCTCCAAGACCATTCCGGCACTTGAGCACCTCAACGGTTTCGACCAGCGCTGGCAGAAGTTACTGAAAGATGACCGCTGGATTTTCCCGGATGGCTTTATGCTTGATGGCGAACTCATGGTCAAGGGCGTGGACTTCAACACCGGGTCTGGCCTGCTGCGCACCAAGTGGTCTAGTGAGGATAATTGGTATTACAATGCGAACCACTGTGCCCAACCAGACACAAAGAAAACCAAGAAGGTGCCATTCCGTCTTGGCTGCCACCACCTAAAAGTTGTACTCTACGATATCATTCCGCTTGACATTATCGAGTCCGGTGATGACTACAACGTGATGACCCTCCTCCGCCTTGAGCACGTCAAGGTTGCCCTACCAATCCTGCAAGACCACTTCCCAGAAGTCGAGTGGTGCCTCTCGGAGTCCCATGAAGTTTACGACATGGACGAACTCGATGCGCTGTACCGACAGAAACGAGAAGAAGGTCACGAAGGTCTGGTGGTTAAGGACCCGCGAGGTATCTACAAGCGCGGTAAGAAGTCCGGCTGGTTCAAGTGCAAGCCGAACGATGAGGCCGATGGAATCATTCAGGGAGTCAATTGGGGCACTCCCGGTCTTGCAAACGAGGGCAAAGTCATCGGGTTCTCTGTGCTTCTTGAGACAGGTCGTTTAGTAGACGCCAACAACATCTCTCGCGCACTGATGGATGAATTTACTGCCAACGTTAAGGAACACGGCGAGGAATACTATAATGGCTGGTCTTGCCAGATTGGCTATATGGAGGAGACGAAAGATGGTTCATTGCGGCATCCCTCATTCACCTGCTTCAGAGGAACTGAGGACAACCCAAGCGAGAAAATATAAGTATAGCAAAGCGGCTCCTTCGGGAGTCGTTTCAGCTACTGGTAAGCCCATCGGCTATAAGCGTAAAGACGGGTACTGGCTGTTATCATGTGGCGGAAAGCACCTGCTGGCACACAGAGTGGTCTGGATGCTTAACTTCGGAGTAATCCCAGAAGGACTAGTGATAGACCATATTAATAGAGACCCTAGCGACAATCGCATTGAAAACCTGAGAGCTGTAACCACCAGCGTCAACAATGCAAATAGCAAAGTCAGGTCCCATTGTGTAAGCGGTGAGAAACATGTAGCAGTTGATAAGAGAACTGGCAGATTCACCGTCAGGATTCGTCGCAAATCGTATGGAACCTATGGAACCATTGCGGAAGCCATAGCTGTACGAGACGCAGTTATTAATTAGGACCAACTATAGGAGACACCAAATGTCTATCAACCTGATTCTAATCATCGTGTTCATCCTCGCGGCTATCGTGTGGTCAATGAACGACGAGCCACCAAAAGGAGCATAACCATGCGCTTACACTTCAATAAATCCAACGGTATCTTCTCGGTTCGCCGGGAGGACCGCAGCACTGTAGCAGCCACTGAGCGCCACGGTAAGATTCCACGTATAGGCGACACCTTCGAGCTGGCACCCAGCGTGCACATCTTGGTTACTCGCGGTCTCTACGAATTGGCTCAAACTAAGAGCCGTCCTTTCGTACCCGTTGTGGTAACCAAGTGGCCACGCCTTCGTCTGTTCTGGGAGCGCATTAAGGAGGTCGTAAATGACTGAGGTAGCAGTGTCAACCTTCTGTGAGGCGCGCGCGTTTGATGATGACCGTTATCCTCACACCTGTAAGCCAAAGGTGGCACAGTCAGAAACTATCTGCACAGCCTGTGGTACCCGCGACGAGAGCCACGTGAAATCCTGCCCGAACCATCACGACAAAAAGTCTGACGCTGTGAAGCAGCCTGAGTATTCTGGAGGCTCAAGCGATTACTATAAAGTCGAAATCACCAATACCACCACTCCATTTGCCTTGGGGTATACCGCAGAGTGCAACGACATTATCGAAGCGCTTGGTATGAACTTTGCCGAGGGTAATGCCTTCAAGGCCATTTGGCGTCGAGCAGCTCAGCGAACACTCGGTAAACGAAAGGCGGGCGCTAAAGATGATGGACTCTATGATGCCGAGAAGGTAGAGTTCTTCGGTAAGCGTCTGGTGGAGCAGAGCAAGGCGGTACGAGATGCTAAAACCAAGTGACTGGTGCCGAGCGATGTACGAGAAGACGCTCGACCCTGCGTACATCACCCTGTATAACATGTGGAAGGAGCGAGAAGATGCAAAAGTTCGTCGTAACGGTCGAGACAGCTAACGCATCGTACGAACTCCCGGTACACGCTGGGTCTCTTGAGGAGGCCCTCGAAGTTGCCGAGGCGGAGTACGAAGAGTTAGGCCAAGTGACTCGGGTACGCCCGGATAGTCATTAGGACACACTATAGGGACACAGGTTGTCCCTCTTTCTGTTATAAACCAAAGGAGATTCATCATGGCATTCGCTAAGAAGAAGATTTACACCACCAAGATTGGCACCTGTGAGCCGTACGCTTACTTCAACAAGCCGGACTATGGCGGCGAGGGTTTTGAGAACCCACGCGGTACCTACAAGGGTTCCGTAACGTTCAAGAACGAAGACTGTCAGGACCTCGTAGACCTCATCGTTAAGACCCATGAGGAAAACTACGCTGCTCGTCTGGAAGCGCACGAAGCGAACCCGCCGAAGGTTCAGAAGGGTAAGAAACCTCTGAAGCCGTATGAAGGCGACATGCCGTTCTTCGACAACGGTGACGGTACCACCACGTTCAACTTCAAGTGCTACGGTTCGTACGAGGACAAGAAGACTGGCGAGACCAAGAAGATTGTTCTGGGCGTAGTAGACGCGAAGGGCAAGCGCATTCAGGATGTTCCGATTATCGGCGGCGGTTCCAAAGTGAAGATTCGCTTCTCGCTGGTACCGTACGGCTGGTCCGCTGTTGCTGGTGCCTCCGTTAAGTTGCAGCTGGAAGGCGTGATGCTGGTCGAACTGGCTACCTTTGGTGGTGGCGAAGACGACTGGGCTGACGAAGCCGTAGAAGGCGGTTACGAAGCGGACGAATCTCGCAGCCGTAAGCCTCAGGAAGACCCGGAAGACTGGTCCGGTGAGGAAGAGGCTGACGAGGGCGAAGCTGAAGAAGACGATGACTTCTAATGGCTGGCTACGGAGCCAAAGGGATTCGGAAGGTGGGTGCCTTCCGGTCTGGCCTCGAGGACAAGGTGTCCAAGCAGTTAGAATCAAAGGGCGTCACGTTCGACTACGAATTGTGGCGCATCCCTTACGTTATTCCTGCGAGTGACCACCTTTACACTCCAGACTTCTTGTTACCCAACGGCATCTTCGTGGAGACTAAGGGTCTCTGGGAAGCCGAGGACCGCAAGAAGCACCTACTGATTCGTGAGCAGCACCCGGAGTTAGACATCCGGCTAGTGTTCTCTTCGAGTCGCACTAAGATTTACAAAGGGTCGCCCACCAGTTACGCTGAGTGGTGCGAGAAGCATAACATCTTGTTTGCCGACAAATTGATTCCCGTAGACTGGCTGAAGGAGCCGAAGCGTGATGTACCGTTCGGCAAGTTCAAGCAGAAGAAAGGAGCAAAGTAAGTATGGCCAAGGTTCAATTCACTAAGCGACAGGAGACCTCTCAGATTTTCGTTCACTGTTCGGCCACCAAGGCAACCATGGACGTAGGTGTCCGTGAGATTCGCCAGTGGCACAAAGAGCAGGGCTGGCTGGATGTAGGGTATCACTTCATCATCCGTCGTGATGGCACCGTTGAGGCGGGTCGTGACCAAGATGCTGTGGGTTCACACGTCAAGGGATACAACTCGACTTCTGTCGGTGTGTGTCTGGTAGGTGGTATCGACGCCAAGGGTAACCCTGAGGCAAACTTCACACCTCAGCAGATGAGCGCACTGAAGGGATTGCTGCACGAGCTTAAGGGGACCTACCCCAAGGCTGTCATTATGGCACACCACGATGTAGCGCCGAAGGCTTGTCCGAGCTTCGACCTGCAACGCTGGGTAAAGACTGGCGAACTGGTCACTTCTGACCGTGGGTAAACATTAGGGCACACTACAGGGAGACATTTACGTTTCCCTGTTGTCGCTTGAGGAGATTACTTTATGAGCAACTTGAAAGACTTCGACATAATCCCACTGTTGGCGTATGGCGTGCTCGGACTTTGGGGCGTTACCTTCCTCATAGCGTTCTTCATGTCGTGTGTCGACGGGATGGCTTTATGAGTTACGGAGACAGTCTAGAAGACGGTCAGGAGAGTATCTTCCTGTTCCACGCTCCGTGCGAAAACTGTGGTTCTTCTGATGGTAACTCAGTGTACTCTGACGGGCACGAGTATTGCTTCGTGTGTCAACACCGGGTTCCCGGCTCAGAGGAACGTACCGAAAAGTTATCATCGAGAAGACCCAAAGGAGGGAATTACGGGATGAATACACAAGGTTCAGGCTTATTGGTATTCGGCGAGAGTGACGGTCGGTACACTGACCTGACCGCTCGTGGTATCTCAAAGGCGACATGTCAGAAGGCTGGCTACTGGGTCGCCAAGGTCAGAGGGACCGCCTATCAGGTGGCCGACTATCGTGACCAGAATGGCTCCATCGTCTCCCAGAAGCTGAGGGACAAGGAGAAGAACTTCTCTACCCGAGGGTCACACAAAGGGGATGCACTGTTCGGTAAGCACCTATGGAATGGTGGCAAGAAGATTGTCATCACCGAGGGTGAAATCGACATGTTAACCGTGATGCAACTTCAGGATTGTAAGTGGCCTGTGGTTTCTCTCGGTCACGGTGCGTCAGCCGCTAAGAAAACTTGTAGTGCAAACTACGAGTATTTCGATAGCTTCGACCAGATAATCCTGATGTTCGACATGGATGACCCCGGTCGTGCAGCTGTTGAGGAAGCCGCTCAGGTTCTCCCTCCCGGTAAGGTCCACGTGGCCGTGCTGACCGAGAAGGACGCCAACGAGTGTTTACTCAAAGGCAAGGGCAAGGAGGTTCTCGACCAGATATGGAACGCGGCCCCTTGGGTACCTGATGGTGTCATTGGCGCGATGTCCATGAAGGACCGAGTGCGTGAGGCCATGACCAGCGAACAAAGCGTAGGATACCTTTTCTCGGGATGTCCGGGACTGAATGACCGAACCTTGGGTGCACGTGGTGGCGAAGTCATCATGGTCACTTCTGGGTCAGGAATGGGTAAGTCTACGTTCGTTCGCCAGCAAGCCCTAGGGTTCGCCAGAGGTCAGGGTCTGAGGGTCGGCATGGCGATGCTTGAGGAGTCCGTAGAGGAGACCATGGAGGATGTCCTAGGGATTGCCAACGGTATCCGCTTACGGCAGCAGCCTCGGGAGTTCAAGCAGAAGCTCATTGAGGACGGTACGTACGATGAGTGGTTCGATGAGTTATATGGCTCCGACCAGTTCCATCTCTACGACTCCTTTGCGGAAGCTGAGGTGGACCGTCTGCTGGCCAAGTTGCACTACATGCGCACAGGGTTGAACTGTGACGTAATCATTCTGGACCACATCTCAATCGTAGTGTCAGCCTCGGAGGAATCCGATGAGCGCAAGATGATTGACCGACTCATGACCAAGCTGAAAGGGTTCGCTAAGTCAACCGGAGTGGTACTTATTGTTATTTGCCACCTGAAGAACCCGGAGAAAGGTAAAGCTCATGAAGAAGGACGTGCTGTTTCCATTACTGACCTGCGTGGGTCTGGGTCTCTGCGCCAACTCTCTGATACTATCATTGCCCTTGAGCGTAATCAGCAAGGGGACATGCCTAATCTTGTCCTCCTTCGTATTCTCAAGTGTCGCTTTAATGGTATTGGCGTCGGTATTGCTGGGTACATGGAGTACAACGAAAAGACCGGACTCCTTGAACCGTCTAGCTACACTGGCGGAGAAGGAGAGGGAGATACTGGCTGGGAAGGCCACGAAGAAGACGACTACTGAGAAATGTCAATGCCCAGCGTGTGACTGGGCGTCACCATATTGTAACCACTAAAGGAGAACCATCATGTTTAAACTTATCGAAGCATTAGGCCGTCTGGTCATCGCGCTGTACGTACGTGAAGCCAAGGCACTGGACAAAGCGTCCAAGGTGGAAGCAGAAGCAGCCGCTAAGCTGGCTAAGGCCGCCGACAAGGCACGTCAGGCATCTCTTGATGCAACCGCAGAGGCAGCGAAAGTTGCACTTAAAGCTCAGAAACTTAAGGAGTTCTTCTAATGACTACCAAAGCTAAATTCCCCGGCAACACCATCCAGCTGTCCGACACTGTAGACCAGTGGGGCCGCAAGGTTCACATTAACGTTCGCAACGACAAGGTCACTCTGGTCTACCGTTGGAAGGCTAAGAGCGATAACCGTGCGCATACTCAGCGTGTGACCCTCGACGACACTCAGGCAGCTCGACTACTGGCATCCGTAGCTGTAGCAGCAGCTGTAGCTGTGGGTGAGGACAAAGTGCGTGACGCCATTCTGAGTAAAGAGGTTGGAGAAACCTCCATGCAACTGGCCGCAGCGTCAGAGCTTAAGTGATAAACTCAAGGTCATTACTATATGTAGTGGCCTTTATGATTATCACACACAACATATTGAGGAGCATACCATGCGTAAACCTGAAGAAATCCGTGCAGACATCGAGAAGCTGACCAAAGAGCTGGAAGCTGTTAAGATTCACGAGTCCAGACAGGTTGCTGCTGTTAACATCTTGTATAACTTAGGGTGGACACACGACCCTCACAAGGGCTGGCAGAAGCCTGCGCCAAAGTGGAGCGACTATAAGGCTCCCCTGAAGGCGGGCGAGCTGGCAACGTGGGAGGATGGTGCCCTTGGTGGTACCGTGTACATCCGTAGTGTTGGCAACAAGTTCTCACAGGTGTCTCACGTCCGTGGCGTTAGTCGCCTTGGTGCTGACGTCCTTACAGGCAGCTTCGCAATTGAGAACAGTAAGTTGACAATCCGTCCTCGTGAGTATTTCATCGGGCGTCGTTAAGCAACAGGAGACCACTATGTTAGTATCCGATATCGAGGCTAACAACCTCTTAGAGAAAGTCACTCAGTTCCACTGTGGTGTCATTTATGACTACAGCACGGACGAGTACGTATCGTATCGACCTTGGGACTTCTCAGCGTATCTCGATGCGTTGGAAGCTGAGGTGGCTCGTGGTGGTCTCATCGTATTCCACAACGGTCACAAGTACGATGCCCCAGTGTTGACCAAGCTGGCCAAGCTCCAGTTAAACCGAGAGTTCCACCTGCCGCGTGAGAACGTAGTGGACACGTTGGTGCTTAGCCGTTTGCTTTTTGCGAACATTAAGGACTCCGACATGGCCCTGCTGCGTTCCGGTAAGTTACCCGGTAAGCGCTTCGGGTCTCACGCTCTGGAGGCGTGGGGTTACCGCTTAGGCGAGATGAAGGGTGAGTACAAGGACGACTTCAAGAAGCTCCTTGAGGAACAGGGAGAGGACTATGTGGACGGTGCTGAGTGGATTAGCTTCAACGAGCCGATGATGGCCTATAACGTTCAGGACGTTGTGGTGACTAAGGCGCTCTTAGAGAAACTGCTGAGCGACAAGCACTACTTCCCGGATGGTGATATCCACTGGTGGGCACACGATGCCGTGTCGTTCTGGGGCAACTCGTGTGAGGCCGTCTGGCTGGAACACCGAGCCGCTTGGTTACTCGCTAAGCAGGAGCGCAACGGATTCCCGTTCAACACCAAGGCCATCGAGGAACTCTACGTTGAACTCGCTGGTCGTCGTTCTGAACTCCTTCAGACACTCACCGACACTTTCGGGACTTGGTATCAACCTAAGGGCGGCACTGAGTTATTCCTGCACCCGCGCACCGGGAAGCCTCTGGGTAAATACCCACGAGTGAAGTACCCGAAGCAAGGTGCCATCTACAAGAAACCCAAGAACAAAGCTCAGCGTGAGGGTCGTGAACCCTGCGAGCTGGACACTCGGGATTACGTTGAGGGCGCTCCGTACACACCAGTAGAGCACGTTGTGTTTAACCCAAGTAGCCGAGACCACATCGCGCTCAAGTTGAAGGAAGCCGGATGGGTACCGACAGAGTTCACCGACAAGGGTGCTCCTAAGGTAGACGACGAGGTCCTTGAGCATGTGCGTGTGGAAGACCCTGAGAAGAAGCGCTGCATCGACCTCATTAAAGAGTACCTGATGATACAGAAGCGTATCGGTCAGGCGGCTGAGGGCGACAAAGCGTGGCTACGTTACGTTCAAGAGGATGGTAAAATCCATGGAAGTGTTAACCCTAATGGTGCAGTTACAGGACGAGCAACGCATAGCTTCCCTAACCTTGGTCAAGTTCCGGGCGTTCGTTCGCCGTATGGTGAGCCTTGTCGAGCAGCGTTCGGCGCAGAGCATCACTTGGACGGACTTACCGGACAGCCTTGGGTTCAAGCTGGTATCGACGCCAGCGGACTCGAACTCCGTTGTCTGGCGCACTTCATGTCTAAGTACGACGACGGGGCATATGCGGATGTCATTCTCAACGGTGATATCCACACAGTCAACCAAACGGCGGCTGAGTTGCCAACGCGTGATAACGCCAAGACATTCATCTACGGTTTCCTCTATGGTGCTGGAGACGAAAAGATTGGACAGATTGTGGGAGCAGGTAAGGAGCGCGGAAAGGAACTCAAGAAGAAATTCCTTGAGAACACCCCAGCAATCGCAGCGTTGCGTGAAGGAATCCAGCAGACCCTCGTCGAGTCATCCCGATGGGTCGCCGGAGAGCAGAAGGTCAAGTGGAAACGACGCTGGATTAAGGGACTGGATGGAAGAAAGGTACACGTACGGTCACCACATGCCGCGCTCAACACATTGCTCCAGTCAGCGGGTGCGCTCATTTGTAAGCTGTGGATTGTCGAGACTGAAGAGTTACTTCTTAAAGCGGGCTTAAAGCACGGCTGGGATGGGGACTTTGCGTACATGGCGTGGGTCCACGATGAAATCCAAGTAGCGTGCCGTACCCCAGAGATTGCACAGCAGGTGATTGACACTGCGCAGCAAGCCATGCGTAACGTTGGGGAACACTTTAAGTTCCGTTGCCGTCTGGATACAGAAGGTAAGATGGGTCCGAACTGGGCCGTATGCCACTAATAATACAGGAGATTTATCATGGGTATTAACAAACAGTTTCGCGTAACGTTCGACGTAACTGCAACTATGAGTGATGACCAAGAGCGGGAGTTCCTTGAGGACCTACTAGCGCTTGCGTACGGCGTGGACGACAAACGTCAGGCTCACATTGTAACCGAAGCAATCACCAACGGACACGAGGCTGCACTGGCATTCGTCATGCAGAGCGGTCTGCGAGAAGCTATTAAGGACCTCGGTAAGGAGCTGAGCTGTTCCACTGTGACAGTACGCTTCTCTCCGGCAACCGTGAGGGTGACCAAGTGAGTGAGTACCTAAAAGTTCTGGCGGCCCTCAAGGGCTGCCCTAAGTCCTTCCAGTCGAACTACGTGCGCAACAACGCTGCGTTAGTCGCTGAGGCTGCGAGCCGTGGTCACATTTCGTGCCTGACCATGAGTGGTCGTAACGGTGGCGCTTGGGAAATTACCAGTGCCGGAGTGAAATTCCTTAAGACCCATGGAGGTTGCTTATGAAGGACTTTTTAGGAAATACCATAGAGATCGGGGACACCATCGTCTATGCTGACACTGGAGGCCGGGGTGGCTCATCTACTCTGTACAAAACTGTTGTCACTAAGATGACTGAGAAGCAGGTGCTGGTCGGTGAATCTTCGTGGTCAAAACTGTGGCGTCCGTTCAACCGCGTTGTCGTGGTCGCTAAGGGAGGTGGCAATGAGTAAGCACACATTGTTATCCTTCAGTGACTACCGGGCAACCCAGAAGATTGCCAAGGGTGTCCTTGTGATGGATGGTGACTGGCTGGTGTTCCAAGCCATGAGCGCCGCTGAGTTCGATGCCTCGTGGGAGGAGGAGATTTGGCACCGTTGCTGTGACCACGCTAAGGCCCGAGAGATTCTGGAGAACTCCATTGAGTCCTACAAGGGCCGTAAGAAGGCATGGAAGAAAGCCGACGTTGTCCTAGCGTTCACCGACCGTGTCAACTGGCGCAAGCTGTTGGTGGACCCAACGTACAAAGAGAACCGAGCAGTCGTCAAGAAGCCTGTGGGCTACTTCGAGTTCCTTGAGTACGTCTTCGAAACCTACACGTGCGTCCTTGAGCCTCAGCTTGAAGGCGATGACGTGATGGGTATCATTGGGTCTAACCCTCTCGTGTACAACTACGAGAAGGCCGTGCTGGTCTCCTGTGACAAGGACTTTAAGACCATCCCGGATTGTGACTTCCTGTGGTGTACGACTGGTAACATCCTCGTGCAGACTCAGGAGACAGCCGACTACTGGCATCTCTTCCAGACTATCAAGGGTGACATCACCGATGGTTACGGTGGTATTCCCGGATGGGGCGATACAGCTGAGGACTTCCTCAAGGAACCCTTCATTGTGGAGCCTGTAACGTCCGTACTGAAGTCCGGTAAGAACAAGGGCCAAGAGGTAACCAAGTGGGTGAAACGCGCTCCTGAGCCGGGAGAGACGCTCTGGGACTGCATTAAGTCCATTGGTGCCAAAGCAGGGATGACCGAAGCGGAAGTAATTAAGCAGGGCCAGATGGCTCGAATCCTCCGTTCTGATGAGTACAACATCGAGACTGGGGAGATTACTCTATGGCAACCGGGCAGCTGATTCTTATTGTCCTGACCATGGGCTTAGTCGCTCGTGGTCTCTGGATGTTGGTCTTAATTATCAAGCAGATAGTTGAGCACAAAGTAGAGTGATAAACTCATGGGCACAATTAGGACCCACTATAGGGAAGTGCCCATTATGATTATTACTTAAAGATTACTTAAAGAGGAGACTCAAATGTTAAAACCTATAGAGCACATCCTTAACAATCCTAATGACCTTCCTGACGTACCGCGAGCTGTCAAGGAGTACCTACAGTCTCGCTTCAATGCCGACTTCCTGTATCAGTCAGAGGTTCGTAAGCTACGTGAGGCTGGCCACAGTGAGGAGTTCATCTCCGGGGTACTGTATGGTCACTACATGGCTTCTCGTGTCCTTGATGAGATGGAGGGCCGTCAGCGTGCACTCAAAGAAGGAGATTGATTATGTGTTTCTCACCTAAGATGAAAGCACCTAAGGTCGACACGACGACTGTCCCTGAGCCAGCGCCACTCACTGAGGAACCTAAGGGTATCCAGTATGGTGGCGACGAGGATTCAAACAGCACAACTCCTGAGGTGTCAGGGCGTAAGTCACTCAAGGTGACCAAGACGACCGAGCCTACAGGGTCCAGTACTAAAATTCGCAAGTCAGCTTTAGGAGGCTAACATGGGACTGTTCAAGAAGATTAAGAAGGCCGTCAAGAAGGTAATCAAGGCACCACTCAAAGCTGTTGGTCTGGCAGCAGATGCACCTAACGTACAGACAGCCACTGAGACACCTGTGGCAGTACCTCAGGAACCACCGAAAGAGGTCGTGGAGGATGTTGAGTCTTCAGCAGACACTGAGTCTGGTAAGAAGAAAACTCGTGCGTCCGGTAAGAAATCCCTCTCGGTTTCCCGAAGCTCGGGCGGTGGGATTAACTTATGATTGGTTACGGGGAGGGCTAACAAATGGCAGAAGTTAAACTCGAAGGCTTCGCAGAGGAGGGAGCCAAGGCGGTGTATGACCGTCTGAAGAACGACAGACAACCCTATGAGACACGAGCAGAGTCCTGTGCGCAGTACACGATTCCCTCACTGTTCCCTAAGGACTCCGATAATGCATCAACCGATTACACTACTCCGTGGCAATCCGTAGGTGCTCGCGGCCTGAACAACCTAGCGTCCAAGCTGATGCTGGCCCTGTTCCCGATGCAGTCATGGATGAAGTTGACCATTAGTGAATACGAAGCGAAGAACCTTCTGGGTGACGCTGAGGGTCTCGCTAAGGTCGATGAGGGCCTCTCAATGGTAGAGCGCATCATCATGAATTACATCGAGTCCAACAGTTACCGAGTGACTCTCTTTGAGTGCTTGAAGCAACTGTGTGTGGCAGGGAACGCGCTGCTGTACTTACCGGAGCCTGAGGGTTATACCCCGATGAAGCTCTATCGCCTGAACTCATATGTGGTCCAGCGAGATGCTTTTGGTAACGTACTCCAGATTGTGACCCTCGACAAGATTGCGTTCAACGCTCTCCCTGAGGATGTCCGCAGCCAAGTGGAAGCAGCCCAAGGTGAGCAGAAGGAAGACGCTGAGATTGATGTCTACACCCACGTTTACCTTAACGAAGCCGGAGATGGTTACTCGAAGTACGAAGAGGTTGCCGAAGAGGTGGTGCCGGGCAGCGAAGCTGAGTATCCGCTCGAAGAGTGTCCGTACATTCCGGTCCGCATGGTCCGTATAGATGGTGAATCTTACGGTCGTTCCTACGTGGAAGAGTATCTGGGCGACCTTAAGTCCCTAGAGAACCTCCAAGAGTCTATTGTTAAGATGGCCATGATTACCGCTAAGGTTATCGGTCTGGTAGACCCGGCAGGTATCACTCAGGTTCGCCGACTCACGGCAGCACAGTCTGGTGCGTTCGTACCGGGCCGTAAGCAGGACATTGAGTTCCTCCAGCTGGAGAAGTCTGGTGACTTTACCGTAGCGAAGAACGTAAGCGACACCATTGAGGCTCGCCTCTCGTATGCCTTTATGCTCAACAGTGCGGTACAACGTACAGGTGAGCGCGTCACAGCCGAAGAGATTCGGTACGTGGCGTCAGAGCTGGAAGATACCCTTGGTGGTGTCTACTCGATTCTCTCGCAGGAACTCCAGCTGCCTCTGGTAAGAGTGCTCTTGAAGCAACTACAAGCCACGCAGCAAATCCCGGAGTTACCTAAAGAGGCCGTCGAGCCAACTATCAGCACTGGCCTTGAGGCTATCGGACGTGGTCAGGACCTTGACAAGCTGGAGCGGTGCATTGCCGCATGGTCAGCCCTTAAGGCTCTCGAAGGTGATGACGACCTCAACTTGGCTAACCTCAAGTTACGTATAGCTAACGCTATCGGACTCGACACGGCTGGTATGCTTCTCACTCAGGAGCAGAAGAACGCCCTTATGGCACAGCAAGGTGCTCAGATTGCTACACAGCAAGGGGCAGCAGCGCTGGGTCAGGGGATGGCCGCACAGGCTACTTCAAGTCCTGAGGCGATGGCCGCAGCGGCTGACTCCGTGGGTATGCAACCGGGCATGTAATTAGGGCACACTATAGGGAGACCGAACGTAAGACCACTCAAGCCGACCTTAGGGTAGCCGTTGAGTGAACACTGCTAGTAAGTCTCCGATTAGTCTTAACTTTAAGGAGATTGAAATGGCTGGTGAATCTAACGCAGACGTATATGCATCCTTCGGTGTTAACAGTGCTGTACTGACTGGTAGTACACCTGAGGAGCACCAAGAAAACATGTTGGCTCTTGATGTTGCTGCCCGTGATGGCGATGATGCAATCGAGCTGAACACCAACAGTGATGACCCGTATGGTTCCGATGTGGACCCGTTCGGTGAACCTGAAGAGGGCCGTATGCAGGTCCGTATCTCAGCTGACGGTTCTGACCCTGAAGAAGAGTCTACCGAAGAGGAAGAACAGCAGGGCGACGAAGAGAGTCAGTCGGAGGAAGTAACCGACGACGATGGTGAACCTGAAGAGTTCAAACCTATTGGTGAAACTCCGGCTGACATCAACGAAGCCTCTCAGCAGCTGGAAGAACACGAAGCTGGCTTTAACGACATGGTTGCCACTGCAATCGAACGCGGTCTCTCACAGGATGCTGTGACCCGTATTCAGCAGGAGTACCAGAACGAAGACAGTTTGTCCGATGAGTCTTACCGAGAGCTGGCTGAGGCTGGCTACAGTAAGGCATTCGTTGATGCGTACATCCGTGGTCAGGAAGCTCTGGTCAACCAGTACGTAGAGAAAGTGATGGACTTCGTGGGAGGCCGTGAGCGCTTCCAGCAGGTATACAGTCACATGCAGACCAATAACCCTGAGGGTGCCGAGGCGCTCATTAAGGCTTTTGAGTCTCGTGACGTAGCCACCATGAAGACGATTCTGAACCTAGCGGGACAGTCTCGTGATAAAACCTTTGGTAAGAAAGCCGAGCGCTCTATTGCCAAGCGTGCAACCCCAGCGAAACCTGCTCCCCGCAAGGCTGTAGGCTTCGAGTCTCAAGCTGAGATGATTAAGGCGATGAGCGACCCGCGCTACCGCACAGACTCTAAGTACCGTCGTGAAGTGGAGCAAAAGGTAATCGACTCAACGTTCTAATGAATTAGGGCCCACTATAGGGAGACTGACAACCTCGTAATAACGGCGACCATTCGTCAGGTGCGAGACTGTGCTATCAGATATACTAGGAGATTATGGGTGAGACCTAGACTCCCTTCGAGTTACACAATGAGTATCACCTCGTTTCAAGTAGTACCTCAAAACATTTCGTATAAACAACATAAGGAGATTCAACATGGCTAACATGCAAGGTGGACAGCAGCTCGGTACTAACCAAGGTAAAGGTCAATCCGCAGCAGACAAGCTGGCGCTATTCCTGAAAGTATTCGGCGGTGAAGTCCTGACCGCATTCGCTCGTACCTCTGTGACCTCTAACCGTCACATGCAGCGTCAAATCAGCTCCGGTAAGTCCGCACAGTTCCCTGTGATTGGTCGCACTAAGGCTGCTTACCTGCAACCGGGCGAGTCTCTGGATGACAAACGTAAAGACATCAAGCACACCGAGAAGACCATTAACATTGATGGCCTGCTGACCGCTGACGTGCTGATTTACGACATCGAAGACGCGATGAACCACTATGACGTGCGCTCCGAGTACACCTCTCAGATTGGTGAATCTCTGGCGATGGCGGCTGATGGTGCGGTTCTGGCTGAGCTGGCTGGTCTGGTTAACCTCGCTGATTCCGTCAACGAGAACATCGCGGGTCTGGGCAAACCGTCCCTGCTGGAAGTTGGTGCTAAGGCTGACCTGACTGACCCGGTCAAACTGGGCCAAGCGGTTATCGCACAGCTGACCATTGCTCGTGCGGCGCTGACCAAGAACTACGTCCCGGCGAACGACCGTACGTTCTACACCACCCCGGACGTGTACTCTGCGATTCTGGCGGCTCTGATGCCTAACGCTGCGAACTATGCGGCTCTGATCGACCCTGAGCGTGGCTCTATCCGTAACGTGATGGGCTTCGAAGTCGTCGAGGTTCCGCACCTGACCGCTGGTGGTGCTGGTGATGACCGCCCGGAAGAAGACGCAGAAGCGACCAACCAGAAGCACGCCTTCCCGGCAACTGGCGGTAAAGTCAACAAAGAGAACGTTGTGGGTCTGTTCCAGCACCGTTCCGCTGTCGGTACCGTCAAGCTGAAAGATCTGGCTCTGGAGCGTGCTCGCCGCGCTGAGTATCAGGCTGACCAGATTATCGCTAAGTACGCGATGGGTCACGGTGGTCTGCGTCCTGAATCCGCTGGTGCGCTGGTTTTCAAAGCGTCGGCTCAAGAGTAGCAGCCTTTAGTGCAACCGTTGAGAGTGAACCGGAAGAAGTAGCTCTCACGCCTCAGCAGAAGGCCGCAATCACACGTGCACGTAACAAGGCACTTAAGTCGATGGAACAATAAGCCAAACCCCTTGGGGACCACTCACGGTCTCTGAGGGGTTTTTCGTTAGGAGCTTACAATATGAACATGCAAGATGCTTACTTTGGGTCTGCCGCTGAGCTGGATGCTATCAACGAGATGCTCGCAGCCATCGGTGAATCCCCGGTGACCACCCTTGACGAAGATGGTAGCGCAGACGTAGCGAACGCTCGTCGTATCCTCAACAGGATTAACCGCCAGATTCAGTCTAAAGGTTGGGCCTTCAACATCAACGAGTCGGCCACACTGACCCCGGACGCCAGCACTGGGCTTATCCCATTCCGCCCTGCCTACCTGTCCATACTTGGTGGCCAGTACGTTAACCGTGGTGGCTGGGTGTATGATAAATCCACAGGCACTGATACCTTCTCTGGGCCAATCACCGTGACCTTGATTACCCTTCAGGACTACGACGAGATGCCTGAGTGTTTCCGCCAGTGGATTGTCACCAAGGCCAGCCGCCAGTTCAACTCTCGGTTCTTCGGAGCGGAGGACGTAGAGAACTCTCTGGCACAGGAAGAGATGGAAGCACGGATGGCGTGTAACGAGTACGAGATGGACTTCGGGCAATACAACATGCTTGACGGTGACGCATTCGTACAGGGTCTCATCGGTCGTTAATCAGAAACTTAAGGAGGACCAAATGGGTTACGTTAAGTATCGATCAGACGAGGAGCGTACTGAGGCGAGGCGTTTAGCCAAGGAGCGCAAACAGGAATTCTTCAACACCCCAGAAGGAAAGCGCTGGAAGAAGAACACGAGGTTGAAAAGCCTGTACGGAATCACTCTGGATGAGTATGAGCGGATGCTTGAAGCACAGGGGCACAAATGCTGGTGCTGTGGGGTAGAACACAAAGAGGACGGGCGGTACGGACCACTGTGCGTGGACCACAACCATACGACTGGAGACGTACGAGGACTCCTGTGCCGAAGATGCAATATGGTCATAGGCAACGTTGAGGAGTCCAAGGAACTACTGACTACACTGATTGATTATCTGGAGGTACACAATGGCACTAGTAAGTCAGTCAATAAAAAATCTTAAGGGAGGCATTAGCCAACAACCTGAAATCTTACGGTATCCTGAGCAGGGTACACTTCAGGTCAATGGTTGGTCCTCCGAGACTGAGGGTCTCCAGAAGCGGCCACCTATGGTGTTCATCAAATCCTTAGGGGACCGTGGGTACCTTGGGGAAGACCCTTACATTCACCTTATCAACCGCGATGAATACGAACAGTATTACGCTGTGTTCACAGGGAATGACGTTCGGGTATTCGACCTGTCCGGCTACGAGTATCAGGTGCGAGGTGAACGCTCTTACGTTACCGTCAATAATCCTAAGGATAACTTGCGGATGGTTACCGTGGCTGACTACACGTTCATCGTGAACCGCACCCGACAGGTCCGTGAGAACCAGAACGTTACCAACGGTGGTACCTTCAGGGACAACGTGGACGGGATTGTCAACGTCCGTGGTGGTCAGTATGGGCGCAAGCTAGAAGTGAACATTAACGGTGTGTGGGTTAGCCACCAGCTCCCTCCGGGTGACAACGCTAAAGAAGACCCACCTAAGGTTGACGCACAGGCCATTGCGGCTGCACTCGCTGACCTACTTCGTGTGGCCCACCCAACGTGGACATTCAACGTGGGGACTGGTTATATCCACTGTATCGCCCCGGCTGGTGTTACTCTCGATGAGTTCCAGACGAGGGACGGTTACGCTGACCAGCTGATTAACCCGGTGACCCACTACGTTCAGAGCTTCTCCAAGCTGCCACTGAACGCCCCAGACGGGTACACGGTGAAGATTGTTGGTGATACCTCCAAGACTGCCGACCAGTATTACGTGAAGTATGACGCTTCGCAGAAGGTCTGGAAGGAAACTGTGGGCTGGAACATCTCGGTCGGCCTTGAGTATCACACGATGCCTTGGACACTGGTCCGTGCGGCTGACGGTAACTTTGACCTTGGGTATCACGAGTGGAAGGACCGCCGTGCTGGTGACGACGACACTAACCCTCAGCCGTCCTTTGTTAACTCAACGATAACCGATGTGTTCTTCTTCAGGAACCGCTTAGGGTTCATCTCTGGGGAGAACATCGTACTGTCCCGCACCAGTAAATACTTTGAGTTCTACCCGCCGTCAGTGGCCAACTACACGGACGATGACCCGCTGGATGTTGCCGTAAGTCACAACCGAGTGTCGGTCCTCAAGTACGCTGTGAGCTTCGCTGAGGAGCTGCTGCTATGGTCTGACGAGGCGCAGTTCGTTCTGTCGGCCAACGGTGTGTTATCCGCTAAGACTGCACAGCTGGACCTGACCACTCAGTTCGATGTGTCAGACCGTGCGCGTCCTTACGGTATCGGCAGGAACATCTACTATGCGTCCCCTCGCAGCTCCTTTACGTCCATCATGCGCTACTACGCTGTACAGGATGTAAGCTCTGTGAAGAACGCAGAGGACATGACGGCCCACGTCCCGAATTACATCCCGAACGGTGTGTACAGCATAAACGGGTCCGGTACTGAGAACTTCGCGTGTGTGCTGACCAAGGGTGCTCCCAGCAAGGTGTTCATCTACAAGTTCCTCTACATGGACGAGAACATCCGGCAGCAGTCGTGGTCCCACTGGGACTTCGGGGATGGTGTGGAGGTGATGGCTGCCAACTGTATCAACTCAACGATGTACCTGCTGATGCGGAACGCCTACAACGTGTGGATAGCTGCTGTGGACTTTAAGAAGGAGTCGACTGACTTCCCATTTGAGCCTTACCGATTCCACGTGGATGCCAAGCGGTCATACCACATCTCAGAGACTGCGTACGACATCGAGACCAACCAGACGGTAGTTAACGTCAAGGACATCTACGGTGCGTCGTTCTCTAAGGGTACCGTGGCAATCTGCGAGAGTGACGGTAAAATCACCACGTATGAGCCGATGGGTGACTCTTGGAACTCAACCCCAGACATCCGCATTAGCGGTGACGTCTCTGGTAAGGATATCGTCATTGGGTTCCTGTACGACTTCCGGTATGTGTTCAGTCGGTTCCTCATCAAGCAGGAGCAGAACGACGGCACAACGTCCACTGAGGACTCCGGTCGTCTACAGCTGCGCAGAGCGTGGGTGAACTATCAGAACACCGGAGCGTTCACTGTGAGCGTCGAGAATGGCAACCGTGAGTTCAACTATCTGGTCAACGCCAGAGTGGGTTCTACGGGTCTACGTCTGGGTCAGAAGGCCACAACTACTGGTCAATACCGATTCCCGGTGACAGGTAACGCACTGTATCAGAAGGTGTCTCTGAGTTCCTTCAACGCTTCCCCGGTGTCAATCATTGGGTGTGGCTGGGAGGGTAACTACAGCAGACGCGCCAACGGTATTTAACTGAAGGAATCCTTATGGTGTGCTCAATTAGGGCACACTATAGGGAGACCACACTAAGAGGGGACTTAAAGCATGTACATAAGAAACACTGTAAGTAATGACTTCGAGTTATTCATCCCGGCCTACCATGACGTACTTGAGGCACAGGCCATGGGTATAGAACCATCGTTCCCAGCGGTTACTGAGTGTGTCACGTTAGACCACGATGGTTTTCCTTTGGCTATAGGTGGACATTGCGGAGACCAGTGCTGGTTCGTCACGAGTGACCAAGTGTGGAGACTCGACAGGGCTGGCAAGCTGGAGTTCCGTGAGAGAATCATGGAGTACAGGGACATGTTATTAAATGTTTATCCATCCCTGTGGAACTTCGTGTGGGTCGGCAATGGTCCCCACAAGCGGTTCCTTAAGTCCATCGGTGCTGTATTCCACGAGGAGTACACTCAGGGTGGGAAGTTCCAACTGTTCACCATAACGAGGAGGTAACTATGTGCTGGATGGCAGCTATTCCTATCGCAATGACGGCAGTGCAAGCCATCGGTCAGTCACGCAGTGAAGCCAAGATGATTGGCCTTCAGAATGACCAGATGCGCCGACAGTCTGCTCAGATGATTAAAGAGTCAAACATTCAGAACGCTAACGCCAGCCTTGAGCAGAAGCAGAAGCTGGAAGAAGCCAGTGCGGACCTGACCGCTAAGAATCTCGATAAGGTTCAGGCCATGGGTACAATCCGTGCAGCAATCGGAGAGGGAAACCTTGAGGGTAACAGCATGGACCGTATCAGTCGAATCGAAGAGGGCAAGTTCATTCGGGAGGCCAACGCGGTCACTGATAACTATCGCCGAGACTATGCGTCACTGTTCGCTCAGCAGCTGGGTAACTCTGAGTCAACTATTGACCAAGTTAAGTCCATGCAGAAGGCTGAGGGCAAAGGTAAGTCTAAGCTGGAACAGGTGCTGGACCCGCTGGCCTTAATGGGCTCACAGGGTGCCTCAGCGTATGCTTCTGGTGCATTCGACAGTAAGGGTACCAAGGCTCCAATTAGTCAGGCCCAAGGTACTAAGGTAGGAGGTAAGTAATGGCCAGTAAATTAGAACAAGCATTAAGCCAACTGCCGCAGGCCGGGTCTACCCGAATCCGTGGCGGCTCAGCGTCCATGCAGTATCGTCCAGTGACCATCCAACAGGAGGGGTTCCGACAGTCCAACCTCGTGCAGTCCTTGGCGAAGTTTGGTACTGCTATGGGTGAGGCAGCGGACGCCTACGACAAGCGCCAACGGGACAAGGCCGATGAGCGGTCCGATGAGATTATCCGTAAGTTGACCCCAGAGCAGCGCCGCGAGGCAATCAAGAACGGGACCCTGCTGTATCAGGATGACCCATATGCTATGGAGGCCCTACGGTTCAAGACTGGACGTAACGCTGCGTTCCTCATCGACGACGAAGTGGCGCAGAAGGTTCAGAGCGGTGAGTTCCGCACTCGTGCTGAGATGGAAGAGTACCGTCACAAACGGTTGACCGAAGGTGCCAACGAGTTCGCCGAACAGTTCATGATTAACCCTGAGGACTCTGAGTTCCAGAGAGGGTTCAACGCGAACATAACCGAGCGCAACATCTCGCTGTACGGTAAGCACGATGTATTCCTGAGCGAGCAGGCCCAGAAGGGTGCCATACTGGCCTCGAAGGTTGAGCTGTCAGGCGTGCTCAAAGACCCTGCCGTTCTAGCCCGTCCAGAGTCGGGTGAGTTCTTCCAGCGCTACATCGACAACGCACTTAAGACTGGGAGTATCCCTAGCGACGCTCAGGCACAGCAGGTCATCATTGGGTCACTTAATGACGTCATTCAGCGTCCGGGTGCTACCAACTTCCTCCAGAGCCTTGAAGGACGACCAGTAACCCTTAATGGGAAGACCACGACCTATAAGGAACTGATGGGAGAGGAGCAATGGAACGCCCTGATGGTCAAGGCCCAGTCAACTCAGTTCGACAATGACGCTAAGTTGTCCGAAGGTTTCCGACTCGGTATTACCAGCGCGTTGAACCAAGATGATACCAGCAAGGGTTGGGAGATGCTTCAGGGTGCCAAGGCTGAACTTGACCGCCTACAACCCGGCGAGCAGATGACCCCAGAGCGTGAGCGTTTGATTCAGGCTGAGGAGCAGATGCAGACACGTTTCCGTCAGGAGGCCCAAGCAGCAGCCAAGGAGATGGACAAACGTCAGAAGACTATTAACAAGAATCAGGTCATTGACCAGCAGTTCACCAAGCGTATCAGCGGTCAGTACGTATCCACCAGCTACAAGGACATGCCGACCAATGAGAACACTGGTGAGTTCACTCACAGTGACATGGTGAACTACGCTAACGGTAAGCTGGCTGAGATTGACCAGATGCAGCTCACAGAACAACAGAAGGACCGCATGAAGTTGAGCTACCTACGGGCAGACTCAGAGGGTGGAGCCTTCCGAACCGTTGTGGGCCAGATGGTAACCGACGCTGGGTCTGAATGGTCTGCCGCTGTGATTAATGGTAAGTTGCCAGAGGACACCACGGCGTTGAACAAACTGCGCACCATGCGTAACACCGACCCGGACCTCTTCGCTGCGCTGTACCCGGACAAGGCTGACTTGTTCCTGACGATGGACATGATGGATAAGCAGGGAATAGACCCGCAGATTCTTATCGACGCTGACCGTTCCCGCCGTAGTCTCACCAAAGAGATGCAGTACGAGGACGATAAGGCGTGGGCGTCCCTGAAGAACAACTCAGAGTCTCCTGAGCTGTCCCGTATTCCAGCCAGTCTGGATGGTATGGCCCGTAAGATTTACGACAGCGTCAAGTACCGGACAGGTAACAGCGATATGGCGATGCAGCAGGTAGACAAATTCCTCAAGGAATCCACTGTGACTTTCAAAGGTGATGACGTGGATGGTGATACCATTGGCATTATCCCAAAGAACATCTTACAGGTCAGTGATGACCCTAAGAGCTGGGAGCAGGGCCGAGACATCCTCGAAGAAGCCCGTAAGGGAATCATCGCGGCTAACCCTTGGGTGACCAACAAGCAGCTGACGATGTACCAACAGGGTGACTCTATCTACATGATGGACACCACTGGTACTGTACGCATCCGCTACGACAAGGAGCTACTGACTCGAACCTATCAGGAACAGCAGCAGCGACTGGCCAAGGAAGCCGAAGAGAAGGCACTGAAGGAAGCAACCAAGCGTGCACCTATCTCCGCAGCCACTCAGGCCCGTAAGGCCGCTGGTGAGCGTGTCCGTGCGAAACGTAAAGCCACTCCGAAGTTCATCTATGGAGGTGGTGACCAATAATCATTAAGGAGACAACATGAGCTACGATAAGTCCAAACCTAGCGATTACGATGGCATTTTCCAGAAGGCAGCAGACTCTCATGGGGTCTCCTATGACCTCCTGCGTAAGTTATCGTTTAACGAATCGTCCTTCAACCCTAAGGCCGTCTCTAAGACTGGCCCTAAGGGCATCATGCAGTTCACCCGCAACACGGCCCGAGCGATGGGCCTTAACGTGACCGATGGTGACGACGATGGGCGATACAACCCGGAGTTAGCCATTGACGCTGGCGCTAAGCTGCTTGCGAGCCTCGTTAAGAAGTACAACGGGGATGAGCTGAAAGCGGCCCTAGCGTACAACCAAGGGGAAGGCCCATCGGGTGCTCCCCAGCTTCAAGCCTACGATAAGGGAGACTTCGGGTCTATCTCGGAGGAAGGACGTAACTACATGCGCAAGCTGCTGGACGTGGCCAAGAGTCCTCGCTCTGGCGCTCTGGAAGAGTTCGGTGGTATCACCCCAAAGGGTAAAGGGATTCCCGCAGAGGATGCCTTCAAGGGCATCTCCAAGGCTGGCAAGGTAGGTACCGAACTGCCGGAGTCCCATGGGTTCGACGTTGAGGGTGTAGCTCAGGAAGCACCCAACACTCCATACGCTAAGGACTTCTGGGAGAAGACCGGGACGACTATTGAAGAGTACAACTCTCGGTCGACCTTCTTCGGGTTCGGGGATGCGGCTGAAGCTCAGATTCAGAACTCCACATTAGGTGTGGCCTTCCGTGCTGCGCGTGCCGACGATGGGTATGATGTGTTCAAGGACACGATGACCCCGACTCGCTGGAACTCTTATGTTCCATCCAAGGAAGACTTGCAGAAGCTGCGCGACTCTGGGTTACCTCCGAGCTACTACGGTGTGGTGACTGGTGGTGACGGTGAGAACTGGGATGCACTCATCAAGCTGGCCAAGGATAACTTCGAGGCTGACCAACGGGCCGCTGAGGCTGGTACTGGTGCGAAACTTGCCGCTGGTATTGTAGGTGCTGGCGTAGACCCACTTAGTTATGTACCTCTGGTCGGTGTGGCCGGGAAGGGACTCAAGGTGGTCAATAAGGCCCTGCGAGTAGGTGCACAGGCTGGAGCGCTCAGTGTTGCCTCTGAAGGTATCCGTACGTCAGTCGCTGGTGGCGAAGCTCACTACGCTGATGCGGCACTTGGTGGGTTGCTGTTCGGTGCTGGCATGTCTGCCCTTAGTGACGCTGTGGCCGCTGGCATTCGTAAGGCTCGTGGAGTAGACTCCGTGAATGAGTTCGCTGGTCCAGCACTCCGCATGGAAGCACGAGAGACTGCCATCAACACTGGCGGTCACGACACCTCGACGCTACCTCCAGAGAACTTCTCGTTCGAGCAGGACCACAGAGGCGTTCCGTTTGCCGACCACCCGACCGAAGAGGGCGCAGTGGTTCTGGCCAATGGTTCCATCCTGAGCGATACCAACCCGCTTAACCCAAGGACTCAACGTGACTTCGCAGAGATTGACCCAGAGCGTGCAGCTCCCGGTATCAAACTCGGTGGGTTCACTGAGATTGGCCTGAAGACCTTAGGGTCCAAGGATGCTGGTGTTCGTGCAATCGCTCAGGACCTCGTGCGCTCTCCAACAGGGATGCAATCAGGGTCTAGTGGTAAGTTCGGTGCGACCGCTTCGGACATCCATGAGCGGCTCCATGCGACTGACCAGCGGATGTATAACCAACTGTATGACGCTGTTGACCGTGCCATGAAGGACCCAGAGTTCTCCGTGGGTGAGCAGAAGATGTCGCGAAGAGCCATCCGTCAGGAAGTCTACAAGCGTGCCGCCTTGGCGATTGAGCGTCCAGAGTTACAGACTGATTTGACAAAAGGTGAACGTGAGGTTATGGACCTGCTGAAAGAGCACTTCGACACCAAGCGTGAACTGATGGAACAGCCGGGTATCTTCGGTAACGCTAACGCTGTGAGCATCTTCCCCGGTAGTCGCCACAAGGGCACATACGTGCCTAACGTGTACGACAGGGGCGCTAAGGAACTGATGACTCAGAAGCTGGGTGGACCTGAAGGACTCCAACAGGCAATCGCTCAGAGCTGGCTCACCAGTTACCGAGTGCGACCTGAGGTCAAGGCACGAGTCGACGAGTACCTGATGGAACTCAACGGCTACAAGTCGGTTGACCAAGTGACACCTGAGGTGGTCCAGAAGCACGCCATGGATAAGGCGTACGGTATCAGCCACACTGAGGACTTCACGGCGTCCAGTGTCATTGACGACAACATCACAGGTCTGGTTGGCATCGAGAACAACTCGTTCCTTGAGGCCCGTAACATGTTCGACAGTGACCTCCCGGTTACCTTACCGGATGGGTCGACCTTCAGTGTCAACGACCTAAGGGACTTCGATATGGCACGGATTATCCCAGCGTACGACCGTCGAGTTAACGGTGATATCTCCATCATGGGCGGTAGCGGTAAGACCACGAAGCAGCTCAAGGACGAAATCATGGCGCTGGACAAGAAGGCCGAACGTAAGGGACAGCTGAAGGGTGAAGTGGAAGCATTGAAGGACACCGTTAAGATTCTCACTGGGCGTGCTCGTCGTAACAACGATACAGCCTTTGAGACCGCCATGCGTACCCTGAACGACCTAGCGTTCTTCGCTAAGAACTTCTACATGGGTCCGCAGAACCTCACAGAGATTGCTGGGATGTTGGCTAAGGGTAACGTTAAGGCGATGCTCCACGGTATCCCGACGTTGCGTGACCTAGCCACCAGAACCTCTCCGGTGTCCGGTAGTGAACTCCGCGAACTCCATGGGGCGCTGTTCGGTAAGGAACTCGACCAGTTAATCCGTCCGGGGCGTGAGGATATCGTACAGCGAATCCGTGAGGCGTCCGATACCAGTGGGGCCATGGCGTCAGTCATTGGTACCATTAAGTTCGGCACTCAGGAGCTGTCGGCTCGTTCCCCTTGGACCAAGATGTTGAACGGTACGGCCAACTACATTCTGGACACTGCCCGTCAGGGCGTGCTCGGTGATGTGGCTGGTGCGGCCCTAGGCGGTAAGGGTTCCAAGTTTGGCAAAGAGAACTTCCTCAAAGCTGCCTCTATCAGTCCTGAGCAGTGGAAGGGAATCAAGCAACTCTTTGTCGACCACGCGACTCGCGACGCTAACGGTCAGTTCACCATCAAGGACAAGAAGGCTTTCAGTCAGGACCCGAGAGCGATGGACCTGTGGCGTCTTGCCGATAAGGTTGCCGACGAGACCATGCTGCGCCCTCACAAGGTCTCCCAGCAGGATTCTAAGGCGTATGGTGCCGGTGTCAAGATGGCTATGCAGTTCAAGAACTTCACCATCAAGTCACTAAACGCCAAGTTCATTCGGTCCTTCTACGAGGGCTATAAGAACAACCGAGCTATCGACATGGCGTTGACCCACATCCTGTCGCTTGGTATCGCCGGGACCTACTTTGCGATGCAGGCCCACGTGAAGGCTTACGGCCTCCAAGAGTCTCAGCGTAAGGACTACCTGAAGAAAGCCCTGAACCCGACCATGCTTGGCTACGCAGCGTTGACTCGAAGTTCCCACACTGGTGCCCCTCTGTCCATCGCCTCGATGATTGCAGGTGCCGCTGGGTTCCAAGATGCCAACATGCTACGCTCCACCATCTTACCTAAGGAGGAACAGTTCCAGAAGAAAGATGGAGCGTCCAAAGGTAGAGCTGAGTCGAGCAACCTTGCGGGCAACTTGGGGTCTCAGGTCCCGGCTCTGGGTTACGTCGGTAACGTCATTGCGACCGCTAAGAACGCCTACGGTGTTGCTACAGCACCCAATAAGCCGACTGAGCGTGACTACATGACTGGCCTGATGAACTCCACCAAGGAGCTTGTACCCAATGACCCGCTCACCCAGCAGCTCGTAATGAAAATCTACGAAGCAAACGGTGTGACCGTCAAGCAGCAGCCAAAGCCTAACTAATTAGGACACACTATAGGGAGACCGATTGGTTTCCCTTCCCATTCAACTTAAGGAGGTCACGATGGACCAAGAAATTAAAACAGTCATCCAGTATCCTACAGGGTCCACTGAGTTTGACATCCCGTTCGACTACCTGTCCCGTAAGTTTGTCCGCGTATCGCTGGTGTCTGACGACAACCGCAGACTGCTGAGTAACATCACCGAGTACCGATACGTGTCTAAGACCAGAGTTAAACTTCTGGTGGCGACCACTGGTTTCGACCGTGTGGAGATTCGTCGGTTCACATCGGCGTCAGAGCGAGTTGTGGACTTCAGCGACGGTTCTGTATTACGCGCTAACGACCTTAATGTCTCGCAGCTACAGTCTGCACATATCGCTGAAGAAGCCCGCGATGCCGCACTGCTGGCAATGCCGGAGGATGACGCTGGTAACCTCGACGCCCGTAACCGTAAGATTGTGCGGCTGGCTCCCGGTGAGAGCGGTACAGACGCTGTCAACAAGGACCAACTGGACACCACCTTAGGTGAGGCCGGAGGCATCTTGTCGCAAGTCAAGGATACCCAGAAGGACATTCAGGACTACATTCAGAAGTTTGGTGATGACTCCGCTATGGTTCGTGGAGTAAACTGGGTGTATAACGGCGGGTCTGCCATTGGTGGAGAGACCTCCTTTGTCATCGACAAGGAAGCACCAGTGTTCGCTGTTCCATACATTGAGGTAAACGGAAGTCGTCAGTTCCGAGACTGGCAGTATGAGTATGACCCTGCGACCAAGCGAGTCACTCTGGTTAAACCTCTGGAGGCTGGAGACTTCGTTGTGTGCCTCACCACTGAGAATAAGTTACCGTTAGAAGACCTGCTGGCCAGTACAGGCGGTGCCGCTTCAATTGGTAAGGCCGGAGGCGGTACGGTTCAGGATGGTCTGGATGCAACGATACACGGTACAGATGTCCACCGAGACACTGTGACTCCCGGTAAACTGGACACACTCCTTGTGTACAACGGGACTAACGCTGGGCGAGACCTCCGTGGTCATGAGTTCGTAATGCCCCACGGTACATTCTCCGCGACTCGCATCCTGAGGACTCGTGGCATCTCAGCGGCTGAGCCTAAGTACACGAAGTTCACTTGGCGCGGTCAAGGTAGCTCGTTCACCAAGTTGGTCCACCCGGCGACTGGTGGTCAGGGTGACATTGCGTTCATGGACTACCTGAAGGATGTTACGATGTCTGGGTTCATGATGGACAACACCGCGCTTGGTCAGGGGACTTCCAATCAGGATACCCGCAACGGTCAGTTCTGGATTCGACATTCGGTTGACTCCTACTTCGACGACCTCCGCTTCGCTGGTGCTGATGCCCTTACGTTCTGTCTGGACCACTGTAAGAACATCTACTCGACCAACCTCAAGGTAGACTATCAGCTGCGCTATCCGGTTGGTACAGGTAAGTCCCCGCTCATCGTGGGCGACTACTCGGAGCAGTGCATGTTCATCGGCGGCTACGTCAAGACCGTGTCACCTGACGGGACCATAAAGTACGCTGGTGACCTCGCGGATAACGACCAAGCGGATGATACCAAATGGGCGTTCATCAACCTGTACGGATTGACGTTCGAGCAGAAGCCTAACTCTAACGCCTGTATGTGGCAAGAGGGGGAGGGTGCTCCATCCAACGCTCACTTCATTGGTATGAACTACATCAACAACGGTGTGGGGCACGGTGTGTCTGAGAAAGCTGTGGGTACTGACATCGGGTCTACCTTCCGTCAGGCTCAGGTTCGTGCTGTATGGAACCGCGCTGAGTACATCTCAATCGGTGGCCACTTCATTGACAACGACGCTAAGTATCCTGCTGGTACTGGTGGGGCAGGCACTGCGGCTGCTGGTGGTGTCCATAACGACAACGCCAAGTTCACCTCTCTGGTTGGCGACTACTTCCGTGGTAACTTCGCGGATTATACCGACTACACAGGGGCATCTGGTGTTAACCCAGAGAACTCCACCCACATCACCAACGCAAAGTTGACATCTACCATTCGCACATCTTCCTCCAGTACCTCTCAGCATTTGGCAATCGTGAACTGCCAGTTAGCTTCTGCGGGTCGTATTGGCGGTGGTGGTAACGGGAGACTCCACGTGTCCGTTGTGGCATCCCACTGCGTCGGGCCTCTGGGTCAATTTGGCCACGGACAGTCCGAGACGTACCTTGACGTCATCAACTCTACGTTCACTGCCGCTGGTAGCACTGAGGCGATGATTACCCAGTCCGGTGTTGGTAACATCTCGTTCGCTAACTCAACGTTCCGTGATTACGTCCGTGTGGTAGATGGTTCACAGACCAGAGTTACCTTCCGTAACTGTACGTTCTACACCTGTACTTTCACTGAGGACGACCGTAAGGCTCGCTACGTTAACTGCCGATTCATCTCGTGCACTGACGCGCCAGACTCCTTCGGCCTCAACTTTGCGGCAGACTCACTGGACCGTCCAAGCTCACTGAGGGTTAACGTAACGTTGACTGCTGGTGGTAGCTATACGTTCCCGGCTTGGGTACTTCAGGGTCGTGGTGCTTACTTCGTCAACGTCGGTGGCAATGGTGCCAACCTTCCTGCCTGCGCTGGAATAATCGGTAAGGGTAGCGCGACTAGTAGCGGCGTATGGACCCCTCAGTGGGAAAGCACAGCTGGCAGTATTGTTGTGTCTTGGCCGTCCAATGACTACATCACTGTTACGGCAACAACAGCTGGTAACTACACAATCGGCGTTCACTAATAAGGAGACCGTATGTTAAACAATCTGAATCAGCCGAAAGGCTCAACCATTGGTGTGCTCAAGGATGGGCGCACTATCCAACAGGCGTTCGATTGGAACGAGAACTTTGTTACCCTTGAGCGGTTCGGATTCATTAAGGGGAGCACTGCTGACCAGACCGACGTGATACAGCAGGCGATTTACTATGCGGTAGCCAATGGCCTGACGCTCATCGGTACCCTTACGCCAAGGGGTATACCACAAGGGGCATTATCATCCCTCCGACACTTCGGGCAGACTGGCGCGGGTTCACCATCAAGACCACCACTAGTGGAATCACCGCAGTTACCGTTGCGTCCGGTGAGTCGACTATCGTACTCCCTTACGTTGCTGGTACTCCTCTGGAGAATCTGCGAGTGGAGGGTCGTTTCCTTGCTGGTACCAATGCGACGCCTGATGAACTCTTCACGTCAGATGGTGTGGCCTTTGGTGCATCCGGGTCTTCTCAGGTATCCGACTTAGTAATCAAGGGGCTGGGGATTGCTGGCTTCCGCGATTGTGCGGTGTTCAGAGGACCGTCTGTATACCTACTGACGTTCGTTGGTGCCAAGATTGGTGCGTGCTGGCGTCGAGGACTCTCGTGGTTGGCCTCTGTGGATTCCGGGGAGAACATCCAGTTCTTCGGTGGCTCAGTGTATAACTGCATAAGCTCGAACCTCACGGCTGTTGGTATCTACCACTCGCCTGAGTCTACAGGTCTTGAGATGAACTTCAACGGTACGAGTTTCGACTATAACGACCAAGACCTCTTCCAGATTCACTCGACGTTCAGGTTCGATAAGTGTCACTTCGAGAACAACAACAATCGACCGAAGATGACCATTCAGAACACCTCACAGCGTCCAGCGAGTATACTCTCGATTCGAGACAGTAACATTGGCGGTGGTCCCGGTGCGTCTCCGATAAACTCCGAACGAGAGGACTCCGACGGCAGACCATGCTTCATTGATGTCCTAGGAGCAAACACGTCGGTGCTGGTCACTGACTGTACTACCGGGAAGTGGATGCTTGGTGCCCAGAAGACTCAGGTTGTTCGCAACTCAGCGGGACACGCAATGAGGGCCTTAAAGGTAACTACGGTTTCAGACGTTGGCGCTGCCACCACACAAGGTTGGCCACTCAATCCGAGCTTCTTCCTGAACCGACTGCATGTTGTGCCTAACGGCTCCCTCACTGGGTGGACGCAAACAGTGTCCAGCGGGGTAATCTTCAGTTCCGACACGACCGTTAAGGCACCTCATGACAGCGGCTCGCGTAAGCTACTGAGACCAGCAGAAGCAGGGGCCACTTCAATGTCCATCTATCAAGACATCCCAGTCAATCCGGGCCAGAGTGCAATAGTCAAGGCTTGGTTACAGACCCAAGGGATCGTCTCGGCAGGCGGTCAGGCAAGGCTTCGAGTCTTGTTCCTGAACTCGTCGAAGGACGTAACCATTGAGGATAACGTGCAACCTCGTCAGGTTTCTGCTGACGGAGTGCTCACTGAGTGTGCCGCTGTGTTGTATGTTCCGAACGGTGCCGCCTTCATGCGGGTCCAGAGCTATGCAACCAACATACCAATCGGGACGGAAGCCGCGCTGTACTCAAGCGGCGAGCGCGTATGGCTCAGCTAACTAAGGAGGTAACATGTTGTCCCTAGACTTCAACAACGAAGTTATCAAGGCGGCTCCCATTGCGGGGGTCGCTGGGGCCGATGGTGTAGCGAGGCTCTTTTGGGGCCTCTCACTCAACGAGTGGTTCTACGTCGCGGCAATCGCCTACACAGTGGTTCAGATTGGTGCCAAGGTAGTCGACAAAATCATTGACTGGAAGAAAGCAAATAAGGAGTAACACATGGACCTGATTAAGTTCCTCGAAATGTTAGACACTGAGATGGCTCAGCAGATGCTCATGGACCTGAAGAATCCCGAGAAGCGAACCCCTCAGCTGTACAACGCCATTGGTAAACTACTGGAGCGCCACAAGTTCCAAATCTCTAAGCTGACCCCTGACGTTAACATCTTGGGCGGTCTGGCTGAGGGTCTGGAGGCTTACAACTCCAAGGTGGGCGCTGATGGTCTGACAGACGACGATAAGTTCACCCTACAGTGATATACTCAAGGTACTACTATATGTAGTGCCTTTATGGATGTCATTGCACTACGCTAGGCGTTCCTACGTGAAATCTGAGAAACAACGGGAGGCATTATGCTGGAGTTCACAAAGAGAATCGTCCCGTATCTTGTGGCTATCATGGTGTTTGCCTTCGGGTGGCACTTGGGTTCGCAATCTACGGACGCTAAATGGAAGGAGGTAGTACAGAATGAGTACGTTAAGAAGCAAACGGCTAGAGCTGAAACTCAGAAAGCGATTGACGCAGTATCGGCTAAGTACCAAGAAGACCTTGAGGGGCTGGAGGGCAGCACTGATAGGATTATTGCTGATTTGCGTAGCGACAATAAGCGGCTGCGCGTCAAAGTCAAACCTACCAGTGTCGCCGCAGGACCAGACGGTCGATGCCTCGTTGATGGTTCCGTCGAACTACACGAAGCAACTGCTCGAAGTCTTATCGCAATAACCCAGAAGGCCGACCTCAAAGAGAAGGCCCTACAGGACACTATTCGTAAGCTACAGCGGAAAGGAGGTGAACATTGAGTAACGCTCAGCAAGCCAAGAACGCCTTAATCATTGCGCAACTGAAGGGTGACTTTGTCGCCTTTCTCTTCGTGCTCTGGAAGGCCCTGAACCTGCCGGAACCAACCAAGTGTCAAATCGACATGGCCAAGTGTCTGGCGAACCCAAAGAACAAGAAGTTTATCCTTCAGGCTTTCCGTGGTATCGGGAAGTCGTTCATCACGTGTGCGTTCGTAGTGTGGACCCTATGGCGTGACCCTCAGTTAAAGATACTGATTGTCTCAGCCTCGAAGGAACGTGCGGACGCTAACTCCACCTTCATCAAGAACATCATCGACTTGTTGCCTTTCCTGAGTGAGCTTAAGCCTCGCCCCGGTCAGCGTGACTCCGTGATTAGCTTTGATGTAGGCCCTGCCAAGCCTGACCACAGCCCGTCAGTTAAGTCTGTGGGTATTACGGGTCAGCTTACTGGTAGCCGTGCTGATATCATCATTGCGGATGACGTGGAGATTCCCGGTAACTCTGCAACTCAAGGTGCCCGAGAGAAACTCTGGACGTTGGTTCAGGAGTTCGCCGCACTGTTGAAACCTCTACCGACTAGCCGTGTTATCTATCTTGGTACACCTCAGACCGAGATGACGCTCTACAAGGAACTTGAGGACAACCGTGGGTACTCCACAATTATCTGGCCTGCACAGTATCCTCGCTCAAAAGAGGAAGACCTGTACTATGGCGACCGTCTGGCTCCGATGCTCCGTAGTGAGTACGATGAGGACAAAGAGGGTCTCGGTAGTCAACCTACTGACCCGGTGCGATTCGACTCTATGGACCTTCAGGAACGTGAGGTGGAATATGGTAAGGCTGGCTATACGCTTCAGTTCATGCTTAACCCTAACCTCAGTGACGCTGAGAAGTACCCGCTACGCCTCCGTGACGCCATCGTGTGCGGTCTACAGGCGGACAAGGCCCCAATGCACTACCAGTGGCTGCCGAACCGTCAGAACCGCAATGAGGAGCTTCCTAACGTGGGCATGAAGGGTGACGAGATTTACTCATTCCATACGGCCTCCAGTAACACTGGCGCGTATCAGGGTAAGATTCTGGTCATCGACCCAAGTGGTCGCGGTAAGGATGAGACTGGCTGGTGCGTACTGTACACCCTCAACGGCTACATCTACCTGATGGACGCTGGCGGTACTCGTGGTTACGAAGAGAAGTCCCTTGAGTTCCTCGCTAAGAAAGCCAAACAGTGGCAGGTCCAGACTGTGGTCTTCGAGAGTAACTTCGGTGACGGTATGTTCGGTAACGTGTTCCAGCCTGTGCTCCTGAAGCATCACCCAGCGCAACTCGAAGAGATTCGTGCTCGTGGTATGAAAGAGGTCCGTATCTGCGATACCCTTGAGCCTGTACTGGCAAGTCACCGCTTGGTCATCCGTGATGAGGTAATCCGACAGGACTACCAGACGGCACGTGACGCAGACGGTAAGCATGCTCTGAAGTACAGCCTGTTCTACCAGATGACCCGTATGAGCCGTGAGAAGGGCGCTGTGGCACACGATGACCGACTTGATGCGTTAGCATTGGGTGTCGAGTTCCTACGCTCTACGATGCAGCAGGACGCTGTGAAGATAGAGGCTGAGGTACTTCAGGAGTTCTTGGAGCACCACATGGAGAAGCCCCTGAGTAACATCTCCCAGTTCCGGGCCACCAGCAGCAACGGTGTGGATATCCGATGGGAAGACGATGGGGATGACTCTATGTTCATCGCATGGTGATTATGCAGGGATTGTGCATAAGGATTCATTAGGCCACGGAAGGCCACTTTGAGGAAACTCCATGCATAACAGACACTTGGAATTAGGGCACACTATAGGGAGAGACCCTTGAAGACTTACTATAAGACAACTTAAAGATTCATTCATATAGTTATTCACTTTAAGTCTCCTTAAAGGCAGAGGGTAGTGATGATAATATCACCCTCTCACTACAAGACACTAAGAGCCAACATAAGGAGGACCTATGCGCTTATTGTTAACCTTACTGCGCCATAGGACTACTTGGCGATTTCTGCTGGTACTTGCTGGTGCCCTTGGGGCTTCACTGGTTACTCAGCAGCAACTCAGTGGACTGGAGACTCTCGTGTACTCTCTACTCACTTGTAGCGATTAGGGTCTTCCTGACGCGCTAGGGATTCCGTAGTGATGCTTATCAGCATACACCACTCCATCCCTCTACAGTCAATACTTAAAGTTAACCTTAGGTGATTCACTGGGTCTACCTACGGGTCTATGCACTGACCTGAGGACTACCTGAGGTTACCTTTAAGAATTTTACACAAAGTTCTGAGTGTACATCTCACAGTTTACACTTTTGGTTATCCCCCGGTACCCTCTCAGTAACTCTCAGTAACCTAGGGTACCCCTCTTTACCTCCAGTTTAACCTTAGGTGGTACCTTGGGAATCCCTTAGGTGATACTATATGTTGGGGTAGTGGGGACCTTGGGATACTATATGTTGATGTCACTGTGTCCCTATCTGTTGGCCCTCTCTAAGTATCCTCTAAGTCACACCTGAGGTAACCACCTGAGGTTAGACCTGAGACCGTATACCGTAGGTTCACCGTTTGACTAACGTTTAGCAGTGACTGTTAGTAGGTCACATTAGGAGAGTCGGTAAGTATCTCGTTTAGTAGTCCCTGAGACACTAAGAGCGGGACAAGATGATATCGGCGAGTCATCACTATAAGGGCTATTGGTGGTCATTGTCAACACCACAATCAATTAGGACACACTATAGGGAGACACTTAAAGTATTACTATGAGACCATCACCATAAAGATCACTATCACTATAGGTCTACATAAAGTTCAACTTAGGGTATTGACATTAGGTAACAGCTATGGTCTAATGGCTACCAGTTGAGAGACACAACGCTACCAACTACCGGAATACTTCGAGTTACCGGATAGATGCCGAAGGGTCTCAAGTAGTCATCAACCGGACATACGAAAATGGTTGACTCAACGATGAACAAGTAGTAACGTAGTAAGCAAGCAGCAACACGCAGTATCGCTCTTTAACAATATGGATTAGTCGAAGCTGATATGTACACCATGACATTAGTGTTTAACTAGTGGTCACATTCAGGTCTCTGGCAAGGCACGTCCTGTCACCCTGAGAGTGGCCACGCTGATAACCACTAACCCTTAACCACATTGAGGATATGCACCATGGAACGCAACGCTAACGCATACTACGACCTTCTGGCTGCAACTATCGAGCTGTTCAACGAGCGCATCCAACAGGATGAACTCACCGAGGATGATGATTGGTCTGATGCACTGCACGAGGTGGTAGACGGACAGGTTCCGCACTATTACAGTGAGATTTTCACAGTGATGGCCGCAGATGGTATCGACCACGAGTTCGACGACTCAGGACTCATCCCAGACACCAAGGACGTGAGCAGAATCTGCCAGGCTCGCATCTATGAGGCCCTGTACAACGACGTCTCGAATGACTCTGGGGTTATCTGGTATGAAGAGGACGAGGAGGATTGTGATGATTAAGTATGGCCTCACCCAGCAAGACATGCAGGAATACCGCAGCGCCTTTAAGACGGCCTGCGAGTGCACCGCTGGCGTACCTGAAGCAAAAGCCGACTGGTTCGGCTACTACATGGCCCAAATGGCCCAAACCTATCGCACACGCAAGGTAATGTATGCTAACCCTGTTCGTAATTAGCGTGTACGCCCTGATTGTCCTGTACTTTGTGCGGGACTTTCGCAAGGGCCTCAAGGTACACAAAGCATCATTCAGTTACATGAAGTGGGGCTTCTTGCCTCGCTTCACTGTACGGCTACCTAATGGCCGCTTTAAGGCTAACAAGGTAGGTATTTTCTACATAGCAACCCATTGACACACCGCACATAAGGAAACAACCTAATGAACTACACCGATATGCAAGCACGCTTAGACGTCATCCGCAACCTGCCAATCTGTGAACTCGACAAGCGCCAGCCTCTGCTGGTAGCACTCATCGCAGACATTGTGAACTGTGAGACGTCTGACGGTGACGATACGGACAGCGATTGCGGTCTGGAAAGTCAAGACTACTGGCAAACCCTGAAGATTAAAGCCAAAGATGCTGGGTTTAACCTATTGGGCAATGGTCACTTCAGCGCAGCGTTTAAGCATGAGCTACTACCGGGTAAGGTCATTAAGGTTGGCTTTAAGAAGGAGGACTCAGGTGCCGCCTACGTGGCTTTCTGCCGGATGCACCAAGGTCGGGTAGGGATTCCTAACATCTATCACGTAGCGCGTCACGCTGGCTGCTATACGGTGGTGCTGGATGAGCTTGAGCCTTGTCAACACTTCGGGAACGCTAAGCATGATCACTACGCAGACCTTGCGAGCTACTTTGTGGAGAACTCTGGTGCAGAGCTGGGCGATGTTGACGGCGCAGAGAAGGAATTACCCTTCGTCGAGACATGCCAAATGATTAACAAGTTCTTCTACGGGATTGCATCCTTCGATATGCATAGCGGTAACATCATGTTCACCAAAGACGGCAAGCCAGTTATTACGGACCCGGTGTCATTCTCACAGGACCGCGAACGTGAGCCTTTCTCGCTGGAGCCTGAGGAGCTACTTGCAGAGATTGAGCAGATAGCGCATGACAAGATGATTGAACGCTGTAAGCGCAACAAGGCTAAGCGTGACCCGAACGGGGAGCTGCGCATCGCACGCCGTAAGGCCAATAAGGAACGTCGAGCACGCCGTAAGGCACACGCTAGGTGGCGTAAGGAGCGCGAGCGCATTAACGCTGAAGCCCTGAAGTTTGACCTTGCGAAAATCGAGGAGCGAGTTCTAGCGTGGCAAGTGGGACCCGGCCTAGCAATACAGCAGGGCAAGCCACTACCAATCGACAACTACCTTCAGGGTAGACTTATGGGCTAACAAGGTGTATCTTAGGTGTCTCCGAACGGTGAGGCACCAATAGATAAACTTTATCCACAAAGAGGCACACAATGAACGCATTAAACATTGCACGTAATGACTTCTCAGAGATTGAACTGGCCGCTATTCCGTACAACATCCTCAGCGAGCACTACGGGGACAAGCTGGCACGCGAGCAGTTAGCGCTGGAGCATGAAGCGTACGAGCTGGGTGAGCAGCGTTTCCTGAAGATGTTAGAACGTCAGGTGAAAGCTGGTGAGTTCGCTGACAACGTAGCCGCTAAGCCGCTGGTCTTAACATTGCACCCGCAGCTGACCAAGCGCATTGAAGACTGGAAGGAGGAGCAAGCAAATGCTCGCGGTAAGAAGCCTCGCGCATACTACCCGATTAAGCATGGCGTGTCCTCAGAGTTGGCCCTCAGTATGGGCGCTGAGGTGCTCAAAGAGAAGCGCGGAGTGTCCAGCGAGGCTATCGCACTGCTAACCATTAAGGTCGTCTTAGGGACGCTCACAGACGCCTCAAAGGCCACAATCCAGCAGGTGTCCTCACAGTTAGGCAAGGCCCTTGAGGATGAGGCCCGCTTCGGTCGTATCCGTGAGCAGGAAGCCGCATACTTCAAGAAGAACGTAGCGGACCAGCTGGACAAGCGAGTAGGACACGTGTACAAGAAGGCTTTCATGCAGGTAGTCGAGGCCGATATGATATCCAAAGGGATGCTGGGAGGTGACAACTGGGCGGGCTGGAAAACTGACGAGCAGATGCACGTAGGGACCAAGCTGCTGGAGCTACTCATTGAGGGAACTGGTCTGGTGGAAATGACCAAGAACAAGATGGCCGATGGCTCCGATGATGTAACCAGTATGCAGATGGTCCAGCTGGCTCCGGCCTTTGTGGAACTCCTGAGCAAACGGGCAGGCGCACTCGCGGGGATCAGCCCGATGCACCAGCCGTGCGTAGTCCCTCCGAAACCTTGGGTGGAGACCGTAGGCGGTGGCTACTGGTCAGTCGGTCGCCGTCCGCTGGCACTGGTGCGTACCCACTCCAAGAAGGCGCTGCGCCGCTACGCTGACGTGCACATGCCAGAGGTATACAAGGCGGTAAACCTCGCGCAAAACACGCCGTGGAAGGTGAACAAGAAGGTGCTGGCGGTAGTCAACGAGATTGTCAACTGGAAGCACTGCCCGGTTGCTGACGTCCCGGCGATTGAACGCGAAGAGTTACCGCCGCGCCCGGACGATATCGACACCAACGAGGTTGCACGCAAGGCGTGGCGTAAGGAGGCAGCAGCGGTCTACCGTAAGGACAAGGCCCGCCAGTCTCGTCGTTTGTCAATGGAGTTCATGGTCGCACAGGCCAACAAGTTCGCTAACCACAAGGCCATCTGGTTCCCGTACAACATGGACTGGCGCGGACGTGTGTACGCTGTGAGCATGTTTAACCCGCAGGGTAACGACATGACCAAGGGTATGCTGACACTGGCCAAGGGCAAGCCAATCGGTCTCGACGGGTTCTACTGGCTGAAGATTCACGGAGCAAACTGCGCAGGCGTCGACAAGGTTCCCTTCCCTGAGCGCATCAAGTTCATCGAAGAGAACGAGGGCAACATTCTGGCGAGCGCAGCCGACCCGCTGAATAACACTTGGTGGACCCAGCAGGATTCGCCGTTCTGTTTCCTAGCGTTCTGCTTTGAGTACGCAGGCGTTAAGCATCATGGCCTGAATTACAACTGCTCGCTGCCGCTGGCGTTCGACGGGTCTTGCTCTGGGATTCAACACTTCAGCGCGATGCTCCGCGATTCCATCGGTGGCCGTGCGGTTAACCTGCTGCCTTCTGATACCGTGCAGGATATCTACAAGATTGTGGCCGACAAGGTTAACGAGGTGCTCCACCAGCACGCTGTCAACGGGTCTCAGACGGTGGTCGAGCAGATTGCCGATAAGGAGACTGGCGAGTTTCACGAGAAGGTGACACTGGGTGAGTCCGTACTTGCTGCGCAGTGGCTGCAATACGGTGTGACCCGCAAGGTGACTAAGCGTTCTGTAATGACGCTGGCATACGGTTCCAAAGAGTTTGGCTTCCGCCAGCAAGTTCTTGAGGACACCATCCAGCCAGCTATTGACAACGGCGAGGGCCTGATGTTTACGCACCCTAACCAAGCGGCTGGCTACATGGCTAAGCTGATTTGGGACGCTGTGACTGTGACCGTAGTGGCCGCTGTCGAGGCAATGAACTGGCTGAAGTCTGCCGCTAAGCTGCTGGCAGCCGAAGTCAAGGACAAGAAGACCAAAGAGGTGCTCCGCAAGCGCTGCGCAATCCACTGGGTAACACCAGATGGCTTCCCGGTGTGGCAGGAGTACCGCAAGCAGAACCAAGCGCGCCTGAAGCTGGTCTTCCTCGGGCAGGCCAACGTCAAGATGACGTATAACACTGGGAAGGACTCCGAGATTGACGCCCACAAGCAGGAATCCGGCATCGCTCCTAACTTTGTTCACTCACAGGACGGTAGCCACCTGCGCATGACCGTAGTGCACGCCAACGAGGTCTATGGGATTGACTCCTTCGCACTCATTCACGACTCCTTCGGGACCATTCCGGCTGACGCTGGGAACCTCTTTAAGGCAGTCCGTGAGACGATGGTCAAGACCTACGAGGACAACGATGTAATCGCTGACTTCTACGACCAGTTTGCTGACCAGCTGCATGAGTCTCAACTGGACAAGATGCCAGCGGTCCCAGCCAAAGGCGACCTGAATCTGCGCGATATCTTAGAGTCTGACTTCGCGTTTGCGTAAGGTCTCAGGCAATTAGGGCACACTATAGGGAACCTTCGAATGACCGAGGGTTCCATTACTTAAAGTCTTAACTTAAAGAATACTTAAAGAGGCACACTATGACTTACTCACTCGTTGTAACCATCTTGTTAATCATCACCCTTACGCTCCTCATTAACGCCATACGCAACTCACTACGCAGCGAGGAGCGACTGGAGCGCAAGGTCCGAGAGGCCAACTCCGCGTTTAACAGTGAGTCCTGCAAGGTCCTGCGACTGGCAGACAAAGCTGACTCGCTCAGTAGACAGGTTCGCTACTTAGAGGGAGAGCTTGAGAGCGAGAAACAGAAGGTGCGCGATGTGAACGAACTGCGGAGCCACCAGCGGGACCGCATGAAGTTCCTCCGCAAGTCCCTCAAGGAAGCACAAGACGAGCTTATGATGGTCTCCGACCTGATTCACGTTAAGTTCACTGCTGTGTTGCCGGATGGTACACACTCTAAGACTCTCTTCAAGTTAGGACTTGGGCCGTGTGGTCTGCACGTTAAGTCCCTCCGCTGGACCGAGCTGGATGACCGCTACCTGATAGACCAGCTGTGCACCAACGGCGAGCGCAAACAGTTCGTCTACTACAAGAGCGAAGTAGTGGGCCGCATCGAGTTCCGCCACGGTAAGATGTAATTAGGACCCACTATCAGGAACATACTCAAGGTCATCACGTTTGGTGGCCTTCATGAATGTCCCTTACTATCACAATCAGGAGCAACACCATGTATCAGAACACAATCAACTTTGAGCGCACCCGTGAACGTCAGCAGACCGAGGGTTACATCCCTAAGGGCCGCAAGCTGAACAAGACAAAGCGCGGTGGTGGCGTGAAGGGTTCCTTCCGTAACGCGAAGGGTGACAGCGTTGTTAACCAAGAGAAATACTTCGTAGGAGCGTAACAAATGGCTACGGAAAAAAGA